AGAAATGATTAAAGCAATTCCAAAATCATTATTTTTTGCCGTGGTTTCACCAAAAGTATTATTACCATTTATGACCATGTTTAAAGCGTTAGAAAGTGTTTTAGGTGGTTATGGGGCATCTGCAGTTGATAATATTAATAATCTACAATCGTTTACTAAAATTTTCAAATCATTCAATATAAATGTAATGTCAAAAATTGGAGCCCGATTTGTTAAAATATTGAGAGATATTATTGTTAGAGATGTTAGAAAATTATTACAAGCAGTAACAAACGATTTACAAAAATCACAACTTACAAAAAAATATGCAATAATTTCACAACTTTTGGAATCATTAGTTTTAATTACACAACTTGTGACAGATTATAGAAAATGTAAAGAAGTTATTTCTGACATAGCAGCAATTATTGAATTTGCTTTAAGGGGTAAACAATTTACATTACCACCATTTTTATCTGATTTAGCACAAACAAGAACAGGTTTTAATGATACAAGAGCATTTTTGGAAATAATCCAACAATATCAAAAACTTGGAATACCTACGGGCCCAATGCCTGATGGTAGTCCAAATTTATTTATGTTATCAACTAAGGGTATGATTAAAGGAACTGAAGCCGAACGTAATAAAAATTCAAAAACTATTGGTCTTTTACCAGCATTAGTTATTACACCAGCCGGAGTTACTTTAAGACAACCTTATACTTCAATACCAGTTTAATATTAAAAGAAATGACAGGAAGCACAATGACATTGGAAAAATTTAATGAAATCATTGCCGATATTAAAAATCAAAGTAATGATAATTTAGAAAAAGTGATGGATTTTTTAAATGATGATTTTCAAGAAACAAAAGAAATGATAATTAATTTAACATATCATTTAGATAATATTGAAGAGCTTTATAATAAAATATTAAAAGAGCACGAAAGTAGAGTAAATGGATAAGGGGTTTAAAAAAATAATGTTCCCAGCCCAAGTGGTTGAAAACCAAGACCCTTATGTTTTGGGGAGAATACGTGCGTATCCTTTAGACCAAAATATTAGAGCCACCTTGGAAGCATATAGTTTTAACTATGAGAAAGATGCTTGGGGTCCAAATGACCCGTTTGTTCAAATGCCTTTATTACCAATGTTTATCTCTCAAGTACCATTACCAGGTGAACGTGTTAATTTAATTTATCAAAATAGTTTTTTTCCATTCCAAGACCAATATTATGTTCAAGCCGCATATTCAAGTCCAATGTCTTTTCCGTATGAACAACTTCAAGCGGCAAATGCAAACACATCTTTAGGTGATAGAGTTAAACCTACATTGGCGTTAAAAAATCTTGATGGTACATATCAAGACGTTAAGTCAAAAGGTATATTTCCCGAACCAGGTGACAATGCTGTTATGGGAAGAGGAACTGCGGATATGATTGTAAAACCTGACACCATCATGTTACGTGCAGGTAAAACAAAAAGACTTGATGTTAACAAACAACCTGTTGGTAATCCATATAGAGCCTTTGTTCAAGTATCTAATTTTGATACGAAGGTAGTTAATAAAAGTACCCAATCTTATTTAACACTAAAAAATGTAAATCAACAAATTAAAAAATTAATTGAGTGGGAAATACAAAATTTAGAAAATGAACAAGGTATTTTTACAGGAGCCGTAAGATTGTATGGATTGAAAGCCGTACCAAAAACATTAAGTGATACAATTAGTTTTGATTCTGATTTAGAAGATGTTAAATCATTAGAATATTATCAACCGTTTACCGCATTATCATTTGAAAATGCTGTTAAATTTATTAATAATTTTATATTGGGTTGTAATAATGGTCAAATACCAAATGGACCATCAATTACCAGTCAATTTCCGTTTGTATACAGACCAAGTTCATTTGTTAGGTCTACATTAACTCAAACAACGCCAAATTCTAATCCAATTGTTTTTTCAAACGCAACAAAATTTACAAACAATATTACATTAAATCCAGGATTAGGGGTAATAAGTTACACATTTGCAATTGTAAGAGAACGAAACCAAGTGGGTAAACCCATTAAAGTTGAAATTGAGGATATCACACAGAAGGACGTAGAAAATACTTATGGTACTCTTGGTGGTATGGGTGCGGATACGGTATTTTTGTTGTCTTACAAATCAAATAAACCCGTTGATTTGGAAGGAACGTTATATGGCATAACACAAGAAGATTTACTTGAAAAAATTCTTCCCCAAACATCGTCAATGGTCCGTGGTGAAGAACTTATTGATTTGTTAAATTTGATAGTGAGATTCTTAGTTTCACATGTTCATGCAATGCCTGGAGTCGCTCCAGTACCTATTGGGACTGATGGTACTTCAGTTAATGATATACTATTTCAACTACAAAATGCAGCAAATAAAGTTTTAAATCCAAATATTAGAATTAATTGATATTTATATACTAAAGTATCAATGTCTATATTAAGGTCATATTACAACAAGAACAATACACTTGAGTTTAACAGTTATACCAACACTGGTAGAAACCCAGTAACTCAATTATTTTTTGGTGGTGATTTAGCCACTTATGCCCCAAGAGGTTTCACAAGATTTTTATTTGATTTAGATTTAGTATATCTTAGAGAACAAATTGCCTCAGGAGTTATTTCAACAGGATGTACGTCAGGAATGACACATATCCTTAACATGACAAACACAGCCTCGTTTGATATTGAATTATTAAATGGGACAACATCTGATGGTTCAAGAAGAGCAACATCCTTTGATTTAATTTTATTTAGAATCCCCGAATATTCAGGTTCAACAGGAAATCCACAAGATTGGGATGAAGGTGTTGGTTTTGATTATGTATATCAACCCGCAGTTGCAGAATATTCAAACAATCAACCATTTAGTACTCGTCCATCAAACTGGTTTCAAGGTACTACATTAAATAATTGGTCATACCCAGGTTTATACAACAATACAAACACAATTGTAGGTGGTTATTCGGGTCTTAACTATTCAGCACTTACTATCATTGACAGACAACATTTTGAATTTGGTAATGAAGACATTACTTTTGATATGTCAAATGAAATAAATGGTATCTTACATGGTACAATTACAGGTGTTACAGGTTGGGGTGTTGCGTATGTTCCTGAAATTGAAAATATTATTGGTTTAACAGAAACATACTCTGTTGGTTTCTTTACAAGACACACTCAAACATTTTATGAACCATATCTTCAAACAACGTATGATGATATTATCAAAGATGATAGAAACCAATTTCCTGCTGGTAGAACAAATAAATTGTATCTATACGCATATTCAAGTGGTGACTTTATGAATTTAGATACTGACCCTACTGTCACAATATTAGACTCAGATGGTAACATTGTACCAGGAATGACAGCGTTAACAACTTGTTTAAGAACAAAAGGTGTCTATGAAGTTACAATTCCACCTATCACGGGATATTCAACACCATGTCAATTCACTGACCAATGGTCTAATTTAGTTAAAGGTGGTGTTACATTAAGTAACGTTGAAAATGAATTTGTATTACAAAGTCAATCATCAGTATATCAAATCGGTTATCAATCAAAAGACCCAATATTATACGGATTTGACTTTAGTGGTATTAAACAAAACGAAAAGATACTCAATACAGACATTAGGAAGGTCATGGTGACCATCAAACAAGCATACACGAGTCAGATAGTATTAAATGACATTGAAGCGTTCTATCGTGTTTATGTGAGGGAAGGGAATACTGAAGTACAAGTTCAGGATTGGACTCCAATAAACAGAACGCCAAATGAGTATTATTTTATGTTTGACACTAGAGATAAAATACCAAATCAATATTATGTTGATATTCGTGTGAATACTAGTGGAGAGAAAGATACTTATCAAAGAGAATTAATGTTCCAAATCGTAAACAAAAAATGAAAAAAATAATTAGACTCCAAGAATCAGATATTACTGAATTAGTAAGAAAGATTTTATCTGAACAAAAAAATGAAAGATACATGTTCTTTAGTAATTTAGAACAATTACACAGACAAACTGCAATGTTACTTGAATTAGGTCAAGACGCAATTGAAGGTATTTTAGACCACGGTCATGATTGGGCTCAAGACCACGTATCTGTTGCTAAAGAAAATATTGACCAAGTATTTGATTTTATGATGAATGAAATTAATACCAACCATATAACTGATGATTCAATGGGTGATGTTGTACAAATAGGTGAAGGAAAAAAGAAAACAGGAACAAAACTTTGTGTTCGTGGTAAAGCGGCGGCTAAATCAAAGTTTGATGTCTACCCAAGTGCATACGCTAATGGATATGCAGTTCAAGTATGTAAAGGTAGGATGCCTGGTTTAGATGGTAAAAAACATTGTTCAGGTTCTTATTGTTAATCTCAATTTATTTTATTATCTTTGAATTATTAACGTTATGAAAGAATATAAACATGCTTTTAGAAGATGGATTCAAAAAATGTACATTGATTCTGTACGAACAATGGATTATGAACGAGGTACAAGAACTAAGTATGAATTAGATTGTTTGGCAATCTGTAAAAAACTTATTGACAAACCTGATACTCAATTATTAATGACACCATTGTCAAATAAAAAGTATATTCACAATCCAGAAAATTCTATTTTTATTACAATTGAAGGTAATACGGTAAATGTAATTAATCACAAATATTCATACACAGTAGTAATTCAAGACAAATCTAAAGAAGAGATAGTTAATCACTTTAATGATGTCTTAGAAAATCAAAGATTAAAGATGGAGGAAGAAATTACTTCCAATATAAAACATTCATTAAAGAATATTTTATATACCTTAACTTGATGGGCAAGTTTTCTTTGCTAAGTTAGTTGCATCCGCTCCTTCAATAAGTCCTATTCTGTGTAATACACAATAATATCTTGGATTTTCATTCAAATGTTGTTGAGCAATTTTTTTTGCTTGTTTAAAATTTCCAACTTCTTTTGATTCAAATAAAGTACCAAGTTCTATCATGTTACTTTTTCTAACTTGTTCTTGGAGGATGGACTTAATAGTTTGTCTCATACCTTCATTTTTAGATTTTTTTGGTTTATACGATGTCATAACAGGTTTTTGACCTTTACCTGTTTGAGTATCTTTTTTTTCAGCCTTTCTTTTTTGAGAACAAGCCGATTTTTTTTCTGAATCAGACATTTTACTCGCAACTCCCGCGGCTCTACATTTAGGGTAAGCCCCTTTAGAAGTGTCAGGTCTACCACACGGTGGGTGTTTTCCGTTTTCATCTTTACGACAAATATTCACCCATGGACCTTTTGGTTGTTTACTACCTTTTGGTTTTTTTTTGGTTCCAAACCAAACAGCCAAATCTTCTTTTAGAATAGGTTTAAAATTAACAGTTCCACCTGATGACGTTGATTCTTGCATTTCTTTTTTTTAATTTTTTACTTATTATGTAATTAATAATATTAACCACCCATAAATATAAAACTAAATGGAAAACAACAGACAAAGTACTGAAAAAACTGAAATAATTGGAAATCTTTTTGAAACTATTAATTATTCTTCAAAAGAACAGTTAAATTTATTTATTGATAATATGAATCAAGACCAAGCATGGTATTGTTTAAAGCAAGCAATACTATCCTGTCATAATAGAGGTGTCTTTACTTTGGAAGAAAGTGAGGCGGTTTCTAAGTCGTTAAGATTACTCTTGACTTAATAACAACTATTATTCTGTTGGTGGCCAATCTATTGTGTCGGACAATGTTAGATTTGTTGACGCTGTTCTATAGGTAAATTCAGTGTACCAAATATCAATAGTAACCAATGGTGGAATTTCATAGTTATCAATAGTTAAGTTGTTTGAACATTGTTCAAATGATATCACACCATAGCTGGTTGACGAAGTATTTGTTATTGTTGATTTTTTACAAGCCATAATTTTTTTATTTACATATAAATATCTATTAAATAAAAAAAGGGGACTTTTGGTCCCCTTTTCTTTTTATGAATTTTGAGATTATCTCAATTCTTGTAAGTTGAATGTTGTTACACCATCAACTGTAACTCTACCATAGAAACGGTTATTAACCATTTTCTTAGCGTATCTTGTCATGATACCTTTGATAGGTGTGAAGTTGAATGGGTTATACATAGTTGGTGTCAACTGTAAAGGAACATATGGAGCGTAGATGTAACCAGTATCCAACAAGCTTGTACCTTTGTGTCCGATTAAGACTTGGTTAGCTGGGAAGTAAGGGTCACGATACACTTGGTATCTTCCTGACAATGTACCGATTCTTTCAATACCCATGTTGTATTGGTCTTGGTCAGGAGCTGCGTTTGATACGTGGAAGTATTCCAAATCATCAAAGATAGCTGAAACTTCAGAAGATACTACAATCCAGTTAGCTCCACCTCTCAATGTTGATTTGTGGATTTGAGCTGACAATTGGTTGATTGCTGTAATCAAAGTTTGGTTCCAATCTTTTTGAGTGTATGGAGTAGTTCCAGAAGAAGCTAGTCTCTTCCAACCGTTGTAATCCCATCTCAAGTTCCATGCCGCACCTTTTCTCAAATCACGTAAGATTTCTCTGTCGATTTCAGCCGCAACTTGTTCTGACAATAAAGCCGTTAATTCAGCTTCAGCATCAATGTTGTGGAACGCCGCAACGTCTTGAGCTAATTCAGGAGACCATTGAGCTCTTAATTTTCTTTCTGTAACTGAAACAGTAACTGATTCAAGGTCGAAAGAAACTTCACCAATTTGGTCTTCAAATTCTAACTCTTTATACAATCTGTAAACCGCGATGAATGCGTTGTTAACAGCTGTTGATGATGAGAAAGTAGAACCTGTGTAACCATCAGGAGTTGTTTCACCACAAGAAATACATACTGGTGTTTGTAAGTCAATTTCTAAGAAAATGAAACCGTTAGCATCACATACGTTGTAGTAAGAACCACCTGAGTTAGCATTTAAACTACCAGGACCTGAAGGGAAATTTGTATTTACAGTGCTACCGTATTGAACAATACCTTTACCATATCTTTGAGTTACTACTCTGAACAAGTAAGGAGCTGAAGTATTACCTGAAGTTGTTGTATTTCCAGCAACACCAAAAATGTTCAAACCTGATAAGAATTCTTCAGTATCCATAGTGTTACCATTTGGACCAATCAATTGACCAGCACCAGCACTTGAGAAACCACTCATAACGATAATTACTTTTCTAAAGTTTGAAGTCGTGTTGTTAGCAATTGGTGTTGTTGTATTATAAGCCGATGGTAATAAATAACCAGCTGCATCCCATGCATAAGTCACAGTTGAAGCTGTAACAGCTGTCCACTGACCTTTAGAATAATCAAACAATCCTGGTGGGTCCAAGTTTGGTTCGTTACCTTCGTAGAATAAGTCATACAAATCCTTATTGAAGATATCATTGTAACCAGCACCACCTGCAGGAATACTAGTGTATCCGTTGTTTGGGTCACCAGGATAGTTTCCTGGAGAACCTACTGGAGCGTAGTGAGCTCCACTGTTACCAAAGTATCCATTAGAAGAAGTACCACCAGAGTACCCTTGGATTTTTGGAACGAAGTAGAATAATTTACCGATTGGTAAGTTCATAGCTTGAACTGACACGATGTCGTTCGCTAATAATTTAGAGAATACTCTTCTCACGATTGGGAAAACAACCGTTTCAAAAGAACCAGAGTCAGAAGTTGAAGAAGCTTCGTTGATTAAGTGTGAAGCTTGGTTTTCATACAACTGAGCAACGTTTTCTTTCATGTGACCTTTTAGACCTTCTAAAAAGCCAAGTTTATCCCATTTGTTAATTGTGTCTTCTTTGATAACTTTTAAGTGTTTTAAACCAATGTTACCAACAAGACCGCTTTCTAATAATGCACCCATTTTAATTTTATTTTTGTTTTTAGTTTTATGTTTATTTTTATTTTACGATTTTAGACATAATATCTTTCATTCTTAAGAATTGAGGATTTTCATATGTCTTAGATTCAATTAGTGTTTGTGATGAACCTGATACCGGTGATTTTTCAATCTTAGACATAGATTCAGTAACAACACTTTGATTATTACTTGTTAATTCATTTTTGATAGAGCCATATAATGACTTTGATTCTTTCAAAGTTTCAACATTATCAAATCTTCTTAGGATATTGATTTTTTCTTGTTTAGTCGTTGTATGTTCTGTAAACAATCTTGTAGCGTAAGCCAAGTTTGAATTAAATACTGCAACTTCGTTTAACTTTTCTCTGAAAATATTTAAAGCTTTTCTATACTCTTCATTTTTTTCTCTCAATTGAGATACTTCTTCAGAAAGAGCTGAATTAGGTCTAACTTTCATTTTTGGTAAACCTTTTCTCATTGGGTAATTTCTTGTACCATTAGATAAAGTTCTGGCCGCTTCTGTAGTTTCTTCTTTTTCAAACGCTTTTCTTTTTAATGTATCACCTTTTTTGGTTGTATAATCTTTATCACCTTTGTAAGTTTTAGATTCTTCACCTTTGTTCATTCCGTACTTGCCTTCTTTATATTCAAATTTCTTTGGAGATAAATTCATACCAACACCTTTAGCACTACCTTTTGGTTCAATAGATGCTTCTTTTGTTTCCATTTTTTTACCTTCTTTGTATTCAAATTTAGCTGAACCGGTTTTAACACCTTTACCAACTACTGGTTTTGCCATCATTGAACCTTCTTTGGTTTCCATTTTTTTTGCTTTGTTTGTTAATGAAGATTTTGTTAATTTTCCTCTAACAGGTGAAATTGTCATTTTACCTTCTGACACTGAACCAGTATCATTGTTATCGTCATCGTCATCGTCATCGTCATCATCCTCATCCATTTCTATTTCATAAACAACTTCGCCTTCTTCATTTTCATCTCCTTCATACATGTCTTCTTCATACATGTCTTCTTCATCTATGTCTTCAGTTTGGAACATATCTCGCATTAAAGCGTCTAACTCTTTATCAGACATTTATTCGTTTTCGTCCA